GAAAAAATTCTGGTTTGAACGGTTAGATCTTAAGGAATATTGTGTAAGATATGATGCTATAAATAAAAGGATTGCAGAGTTAGAAAATGAGTGATTCAAAAAAACTGAGAGCGTTGAAAGAAATAAGACGTAAAAACTTAGAAAGAAACTTATTAGATGTCCAGTTAAAAGGACAAGATCATTATGTGTTCATTAATGAAAGGAATAAGGCACAGGTTGTTAACAAAGATGGTGCATGGGTTACTGAACACATCAGGACATCAATCCTTAAGTTTAATTTTGAAATAGATAAGATTGATAAATTATTGGTGAAAGATTTTACAGATGAAGAGATTAAACAATACGAAAGAAGCGTTTCATAAATCCTCTTTTAGTTTTTCTTACCTGATGGGCAGCATTAGCAGCCTCAAGTTCCACAAGACGACCAAGTAAGGATGCAAGAAATACATCCTGTTTCATTTGATGCCTCACCAAGTGTGTGCAATACCGTTTGATGCTGTAGATGTCATCAGAGGCCAAGATGTCACGGCATCTTTGTTCGACTGATAGCTCAAGCTCCAGTGGGGCATCTTCTATCTCGATGTTAAGAAATTTTCTTTTTTTCATTTTACTGGGAAGAGCTTTTCTTCGATCATCTTGACGATGGCATCATCAACGTCATTATCTGATTTGGCACTTAAGTCTTTCAAAAGCGAAATGGCAGCTTTACGCAACGATTCACTTTTGCCAAATCTGATGAACAGGTTGATTAAAAATTTAGACATAAAAGTTTGTGTTCTTTCCCAAACATACCAAAGATTAGCGATTCTGCCCCTCTATACGACTTACGGCTTTTTCTAACTGATTGATTCGGTTAAAGATTTCTCTTATATCTCTTTCTCTTCTGTTGCTTATATTAGATAAAACCATGAGGAAGGCGGTGGCTGCTGCTCCTATTAAGGCTGCGTGTACCTCTGGCATGATTTGGCTATAATGTAAGTATTATGGCTAATTTTAATAGTTATGGCTGAAGAAAAAAAGAAAAATCCACTGCAAAAGATAAAAGAGAGCATTGATGATAAAGAAGAACAACTGGCCATTATTAGTTTATTTGTAAGATTGGGTGTTGTAGTTTGGAGTGGATTTATAGTTTCTCTTAACTACATAACGATCCCTGGATATAGTACAGAACCCAAAGACATAACATTTCCAGCAAGTTTGCTTACGGGAGCATTAGCGACATTTGGCCTTGAAGGGTCTAAAAAACGCAAAGAAACTCAGGAGGAGACTAAGAAACTTGCAAATAATAACGGTTCGGTGCAGACTATAAGAGTAGAAACCCCTATTAAAATAATAGGAGCAGAGATTATTGATCCACCCCCTACAAAGAAATGAAAAAATTAATTCCTGTTGTTTTATTAGCTTTCACACCATCAGTTGCTCTTGCTGATATAACGGCAAAATATACAACCTCTGCCAGTATGCAAGTTGATATGCCTTATATTGTCACTCAAAGGGCAGCATCTTCCTATTCATTAAGTGGAAGCAATATTGATGTAAAAGTGGCAACAGGATCAAATGATTCAGATGGCAACCCAACTTACTATACAAACAGAATAGGTGGCTTGGATTATTCTGGGATCAGTGGTAATGATTGGAACGGTGTTCCTTCAGTTACTGCAAGTGTTAAGGAAGTAAAAGTTGCTGGGTCTGCATTCAGTATTAATGAATCGCTGATGCTAGGTGACAAAGATCCAGGAAATGTATCAGTTACAAACGGAATCGCAACTTTACCAATATTAAGTGGACAGACAACAGTCGGGGCTGGTGGTTCTCATGCTGGGTTGACAATTACAAGTTTAAGTTCTGGAGCGCATACCTGTAGCGGTGCAAATGCTGAAAATGGTTCAGGTTCCAGTTGTGTGATTCAAAGTGCTGTTTCAATTACGCTTGACTAAATTTTGGATATTAATTTTAATATTCCTACCGACAAGAGCATGGGCAAATGTGACCCCTACATTCCGAACTGGCAGTCAGACCACAAATTCCACAAGCCAGACTGTAGTGAACGAGCAGATATCGAGTTATCAATATCGAACAGGGTGGAGCTATTCAGTAAGTGGTCATAATATTGAAAGTACTGATACAGATGGTTACATTAACCCTGCTGCAACCAAAGAAGATGTGCAGACTATTAATAACGTAAATTTTCAATGGCAAGCACCTGACATCCAATCAACCCCAAGATGGAAAATCACAACCCCTGGTCAATCCTTCAGTTTAGTCGAATCTGTAATTTCCCCAGGACTCGACACGATAACGAATATCACAAGGACAATCACCACAACACAAACCACTCAAATAGAAACTACCTTTGGGCAGTAATATCAATATTATTATTTCCTGTTGAGGTGTTTGCCTCGACCACCGTGGCATCGCCAAATAGTACAGCACAAGGAGTCGTCAATAATAATGCCACGATGATAACTCCATCAGGAGTACCCACTAATAAATATTCACAGGGGATTATATGTTCAAGCCCTTCATTGACGATCACTCCTTATATGACCGATGCGTGGAGCTTCAACCGACCCATTGAAACCGTTACAAGACAGAATATCTATGATGAAGATACTGGAGAGATCAAGTATGTACAGGAGACACCACGGTTTGAAAAGGATAATTATAATTTAAATTATGGAATCAGTATGCAGTTCAATATTCCACTTGGTAAGGGTCAGGATTTATGCCAGAAGGCAGCAAGCGTTAATATCAAGGCACAGGAATTATTGATAGAAAAAACCAAAATGGAGATGGCCTTGTATCGGCTCAAAATATGTGGGGAACAGGCAAAGCTTGGTGTTCAGTTCGTTGGTGATTATGCCGTTAGTTGTGAAGGGATAAAGGTTACAATCCCCCCTAATCAAGTAATACCTCACACCCACGAGATAAAGAAAGAAAAGTAGATAGGAAAACAAAGAAAACCTACCTACTTTGAATTGTGTGTGAGGAGTCGGTTTATGACCACCACTTTAATATTAGCCATCGCAAAAAAATAAGACAAGCCACGGGCTGTGGTAAGACTTGTCTAAAAATTATTCTACCTTATCTTTCTTTTTTGTAAGTTTTTTTACGAGATTCTTAACTAATGGTTTGACGATATTAAGTAAAAGTGGAGAACTGGCAGCGACCAAGCCAATAACAGCAGTAGATACAATGCTAGAAACTTCTGGAATGTACTGATCCTTAAACGGGACATCTTCATAGAGCGTTATACATTCAACCCCATCATCCCCTCTTTCATGGCCGATGACACGTTCTAACCTTTTTTCGTTACGAAAATCCCCAGTGCGCTGGTTTGATTTACCAGGGCATGGTGGCAAAATATTATCCTCCTTTTTCTTTTTTATTGGTGGTACTTCAGTTGACTGTGATTTTGGTAATGATGGCGAATCTATGGAGGGCAGACTTTCTTCCACTATTATCAACTGGTCTGGCTGATAGTTCAGGGGTATGAAAGTCGGATAAGGGCAGCTTGTACTTGTACCGCTTGGGTCGTCAAATATCAGATTAAAATTACCTGTATTTTTTGTATCTCTATGAGTGGAAGTACAACCGAAAGTGGGTACTTGTGGAAATGATGGTTGTATTGTTATCTGTGAATCATTTATTACTGGAATAGATATATCTGGAATATATATTTCTGGTATTTCCAACTATTTAAATGGTATTGGTATAGATTTGCCAGTTGTATCTGGTAAATTATTATCTAACATTTTAGGCATTAGATTTTGTACGTTTCCAAGTATTTCGTTCATTAATTTATTCTTGAACTGCTCAGAGGTCACATACTTATATGTAAAAAACCCACCGCCAAGGATTCCCAGAACTAAGACAGTGGATAAAATAGAGAGATAATTACAAATTTTTTGAAACATGATAAAAGAAGCAATCCTCCGTGCAATCAGTCATACATTAATTATATCAATGCTGCTAATTATTCCAACAATCGCTCCAATGTACCTGATTATGTCTTATATAACTAAGACCATGGTACACCAGAAGTCACAGTAGGAGTCTTTGATTCTGCTATCTGTGCAGCAATACTTGTTTCAATGGCTGTAACTTCATCAGAACCGATTGCAGCTTTAGCCCATGAAATAGCATTTGCTTTTGTTATATCTGCATAGGCAGTAAATGATCCAGAATCAGCTTCAGCAAGCCCTACAGAACCATAAGCAGAACCAGTATGATCTCCATCTGAATCACTTGCTGTCCAGTGGACAGTGGTAACAACATCAGATAAACTTCCAACAGTTTTTGTTGCGTCTAATGAAACAACATCCCAAGTAACAGCCATGATAAATAATATTTTATTTTATTTTACTTTGATTCTACAGGTTGTACAACGTCACTGAGTTTTTCTAACTGTTTTAATGCACCCTGATCTTCCATTATTGGTTGCATTAGTGCATTTTTTTCTGCAAGTTTTTGTTGTATTTCTCTTTCTAACATTTGTGCTTTTGCAATATTCAAATCAAGACGAGTTTTTGTTTCGTCATAAAGTTCTTGTGGAGTTGCCATGAAATTTATTTGAGTAATCTTATTATATTAACAAGCCATCAAAACACAAGGGTAGGCTTTACTACCATCAGCATATGTTGCTGTGTGGTTTGTTGAGATAATTTTTGCAATAGTAGAACTTCTCACAATATCATCTGCCTGTGGTTTTGCCGTTCCATCACCTGCTGAAATCAATAAATCACCTCTTGCAACAGTGGTTGATGCTGCAATTCTAATGACCATATCACCTGTCATTGCAACATAAAAATCATTTACAACTTTGTCATCATCATCATCCCAAGTATAAAATACACCAGCAACATCTTTATCGCCTTCAACATCAGATATTTTTGTCATGTTTAATTGTTGATTATCCTCACCCTCCCAAACGCATAAATCATCTAAATTACTCATTACTGTGCCTTGATAAATTGTTGGTCTTGCAGATTTATCAGTTGTTGAAAGTCCTTTAATTTGTGACCATCTACTTAAATGACCTCCATTATATGAAACAGTAGAACCAGAAACGCTGATTGTTCCTTCTAAACTACCTTGTCCAATAAGTCGAACAATAGTACCGTCATCGCCAGTTCTATTAAAACCTACTGCTGCTTGTGCATTACTAGCAACTTCCAACATTCTGCCTGATTGTGCTAACTTAACACCCTGTCCAGCAGAAGTTAGAGATTCAACAGTAGTGCTTGTAGTACCTACAAGAACATTCCCAGACGAATCTATACGCATCGCTTCTGACGCATCAGTTGAAAAGTACATATGATTTGTACCATGGTCATAACCAACAACTCCTCTATATTCATCAGCACCACTTGTACCGTCAGAAAAGAATATTCTTGCACCATCTGAAGTGCCGCTACGGAGTGTTATACCAGTAGTGCCAGATGTTGCAATGGTTAAATCATCACCACTAGAATTTCCTTCAGTAGTAGTTCCTAAAAGCAACCTTCCAGATGAATCTATACGCATACGTTCTGTATTACTTGATCCAGAAGTAGCGGTATGAAAACTTAACGTACCATCATCTTTATTAGTTGTATCGGCACCCGCACTCATGTGTATTGATGCTACTTCTGTACCATTCCATCTAGCAGATTGGAAAAATATCGTATCATTTGCACTTGATGCATTAGAGTCTATTTTGAATCTAAGAGCGTGAGAGCCAGTAGAAGTAAGATCAATTCCTTTATCGTTTCCTGTTCCTATTATATGAAGAGTATTACCAGGACTATTTGTACCTATACCAATCCGATCATTACCAGCATCTACATAAAATAAATTAGCTTCTGAGTCACCTTCAATCCTAAAATCTACATCAGCACCATCTTCATTAAATATTGTTGTAGCTCCTAATTCCATCCTTTCAACACCAGCAGTTGCCACGTTAAAAGTATCAGCAGCAGAGCTAAAAATACCTGTGTTTAGATCATCTCTAAAAGCTAATCCTGGTGTACTTGCAGAACCATCTTCAAGAGTTAAGGTACCATCTAACTGTAAAAGCTCTACCCAATCATTGTTACTAGAGTTTCTTATTTTAAGAACACCGTTGGTTGTGTCAGCCCACCACATATAAGCTGCTGTGGTACTAGGAGCAGAAGAACTGCTGTTATTTGTAAGTATCGCCTGTAATACGAGGTTTATATCAGCCCTGACGTTAGCTCCTGTAGAGTTATCTATAACATAATCGTGAGTAGCCATTACCTAATCCAATTTTTTATCTAAGTATATCCTAATCTAAAACTAACTACCACGCCCAAATCCTACGGCAGTATAACTAAATGTTTTATCCTGAACAGCATTTCCAGCATTAAGAAACTTAATATTAAAACCAGTACCTGAAATACTTGTAATTTCAAACCTATCAGTTCCACCAAGGTCATTTGCTGTGATACCAATACTTGGTAACTGTGTGCCTGCCCCGACACTTGTACCAGCCTGCCCTGTGAAGAATGTCTGATCAAAGGTAATATCAAGGCCAGATGATGATGTACCTGAAGAAATATTTGATCTCTGTTCTGTTCTTCTATCCAGTTCGGCTGTATAGCCTAGCTGGTCTATCTCAATAGATTGTGCTGGGTCATCAGAATCCATTTCACATCTGAATTTAAATCCACGACCTACATAAGTACCGTTTACAAAAGGATTAAATCTAGAGAAGTTTGCCCCATAGGTGCAAGATGTGCCACTTGATATGGTCGCACTTGTGGCAGATGTGACCGTAAAAGTATTTGCACTTGGAACTGTCTGAATTTCATAATTACCATCAGTTGCACTACCAGCAGTAAAATCTATTACAACAAAATCACCAACAGAATATCCATGTGAGGTCTTTGTAATTGTTATGGTTGTACCACTCTGT